TATTAGATTGGCAAGGCGAAATTTGACAATTCATGGAGGTTTTGATGATGAGATTTGAGAGAGTGAAAGAAGAAAAACGAGATGGCAAGGTCAACAAATTAATTGATGACTTTATCAAGACCAATTATGACAGAGTAGAAATAATCAATGAGGATGATTACAAGGATAATCAAGCAATGATTTCTGCCTTGAGATGGGTTATAAAAAATGATTATCCAGAAAAGGTCAAGGCATCCAAAATCAAAGAGAGGGTCTATCTCTCCAAAATAAATTTTGAATATAAGCAATAAAAAAAGAGAGGCAGGGTCATCCCTGTCTCTCTCTTTGCTCTTGCAAGTATTCATGGAATGTGTAGGAAATCATATCACATCTTTGTTGCTTGGAGAGGGCAAGGAATGCCACTCCATATTTCTGGACTAAGTGTGCCTCAATAGCATCATACATTTTCTTGAATTTCATATCTGTCATTTTTCATTCTCCTCAGTTGTTATTGTGTTTTAGCAAAACAAGATGACCATTAAAATGGTGGTTCAAACTTGCTAAAGGTCAAAGAAACTGCATGAAACCAAGGGTTTCACGCAAATTTCCAAAAGATGTCCACATCCTCATTGTCAATTTCTATCCTCTCAATGAGAGAGTTCACAAGCATTCTGATTTGGTCAAAATTTCCCTCATTCATCACATCCTCAAAAGATTCAATGATTTTGGTTGCCTCCTCAACAGACAATGATGCATTTGTTTTTGAGAGTTTATCAAGTTCCAAGACCAATTTCTTTTTCTGCTCATTTAATGGAGCAACCTTTTGTTGCACCTCCTCCATAGTAAATTCACCAACACCATACAAGTCCATGAATCTGGATTTTTGAGAGTCAATCTTTGCAATCTCTGTTGTGATGAGTTGCTCCTTTTTCAAGTGCTCATCAGTGAATTTTGATTGTCTAATGTCATGGATATTGGTTGGGTCATCTGCAAGTTTGCGGATTTCATCAAAAATCATGTTGTCCAAAATTTCCATTTTCCAAGTCTTATTTTTGCAGTTTGGGTCTTTAATCATGGATCTATTTATTTTTCTTCTGGAGTGGCAAGCATAATATCTATATTCTTTGTTGTATTGCTTATCTTTGAATTTGGTGGTTGTATATCGTGCAGAACATTGAGCACAGAAAATGAGACTGCCCAGATATGTAGTTCTCCCATGATTCTTGCAGTTAGAGTGACTCTTTGATTCATAGAGAGCAACACTTTTATTGAAAGTTTCCTCATCAATTATTGGTTCATGGTTGCCATCATAGGTCTGTCCATCCCAATGGAGTTTGCCAATATACAAATCATTGAGCATAGTTTCCTTGATTCTTTTAGTATGCCACTTGCCATATTTCTGCTTGTAACCTTTTTCATCAAAGATTCCATCAATCCTATAAAATGCATTTCCCTCTTGATATAGTTTATGGATTTCTCTGATTTGCATTGCCTCATATTCATTGATGACAAGTTCTCCATCAACATAGTCATAACCTATTGGAATATATCCTCCACCTGACCATTTTCCCTCTTTTGCTCTACCCTCTTTGCCCATTGCCATTCTTTCCTTGATTTGCTCTCTTTCTAGTTGAGCAAAAACAGACAAAATTCCAATCATTGCTCTGCCAAAAGGGGAGGAGGTGTCAAAGTTCTCAGTCATGGAAACAAACTCAACTTTATTTGCAAGGAAATAGTCCTCAATGAGTTCCAAGGTGTCTTTCTGAGACCTTGAGAGCCTGTCAAGTTTGTAGACAACAACAGAATCACCTTTTCCTGCCTTTATATCCTCAATCATATCTTGGAGTGCAGGTCTATCCAATGATGCTCCAGAATGTCCTGCATCAGTGTATATTTTGACAATTACCCATCCAAGTGCCTTGCAATAATCCCTCAATCTTTGAATCTGCTCATCAATGGAATATCCATCCCTTGCTTGCTCCTGTGTTGATACACGAACATATAAAAACACTCTTTTTTTATTTTTCATGGTTGCATCTGCTCCCTTTTCTTTTTAATTAGTTCAACTGTCATTTCATTCATATCAAGCAGTGTCTCAAATTCATTATCAGACAAAGACTTTCCATCAATAGTCAAATCAATATAATCCTCTTTGTTTTTTCTCATATGAATGAGCATATCTGGAATCTCTGCAATCATAATGTGTTTCAAACTTTTTGTTGTAGGCACAATCCTATTTCTTGCAAGTTCATCTGCACTTATGCCCAGAGCCTTGCAAACTTTTAGGATGTTACCAATAGAAGAATTTGCAATTCCTCTCTTTAAAATTCCATCCATAGTTGAATAAGGAATCTCTGCCTTTTGAGTAAATTCTCTAATACTTTTGTAATAGGTCAGAATGTATTCTCTCAACTTTTCTTCAATAGTCATATCAATTCTCCTTTAAATTCAATAACCAAAGTATATATCTCAATTTAGGATGGTGCAACAGTAATTCACGCAAAATAGTGTAGTATTTAATTCATTTTGAGGAAAAATTCACTAAATCTAGTAAACATAGATTGACATTAACCTAATATGGGGTAAAATACAAGTCATAGAGTTCACGCAATTTGGTAAACTCTAAAAATTATTAACGAAAGGAGACAAAAGATATGTACCCAAATTTAAGAGCAGAATTGAGCAGGAGGGGATTGAATATGCGGACATTTGCTCTATTGGTAGGGATGCCATACACCACTATCAGAGAAAAATTAAATGGCACAAGACCACTGACATTCAATGAGGCATTAAAAATCAAGCAGACTTTGAATGTGGACATCCCTCTTGAGGTCTTATTCTCAAAGGAGATTGCATCATGATAAGACATCACTTGAAAGATGGCAGGATTCTGGATGACATCACAGGTCATGTGGTTAGAAAAGAAGATGTTCCCTTGGCATATCAGCTGATGGAACAGATGAATAATGAAAGAGCAAGAAAACGGAAATTCAATGATGGGGAGAATAGAGTTGATGAGATGTTTTCAATGGGTTCTATGGAAAATTCTTGAGACCAAGTTCGGTCTGATTCTTTTTTCTCAATCATTCTTTTATAAATCTATGGTTAAAAATTAATAATGTAGGAGGTTGAAAGAATGAGTGATTCACTTGCAAAGCATTCACCAAATTTTATTGATTTGGTGATTTGCAAAAATCGGCTTTATGTTTTCCAAGCACCTGCTTTCTCTCAATTGAAAGCAGGAGACCAAGTGGTCATCAAGGGAGACAATAATGTTGAGGATGTTGCAACAGTTGAGAGAGTCTACACTGCAAGAATGAGTGGAGAGGAGTTGGAGTTCATATTGATTGCAAGTGGCACAAGGTTGCCACTGAGGAAAATCCTCAAGAAAGTGGACTATAAAGAGTTTGAGTATGAGGATGAGGGCAGTGGATATGAAGAAAGCAGACTTGATTCCCAAACTTGATGAGTGGATTCTTGAGCAGAAATATCAAGAATATGCATCATCCACTCTCAATCAGTATAGAGCCAATGTCCAAAAGTTCATTGATTGGTGTCCAGAGGATGAGGAAATCACCAAGGACACAATGCTCAGATACAAGATGCATCTTGGAGAGGTTGCAGGTTCAACCAATTCAATCAATGTCTGGATTGTGACCATCAACAAATTCATGAAGTGGTTGGATCTAAAAGATTTGACCATCAAAAAAATCAAGATGCAGTCCAAGCAGAGCAATGAGGAGGTTCTTTCTGTTGCTGACTACAAGAGACTTTTGAGAATTGCCAAAAGACAAGGAAAACATCAACTCTACTACATCATGAAAATCCTTGCCATGACAGGCATCAGAATCTCAGAGTTGAGATTTTTCAAGGTTGAAAACCTTGGGAGCAATTATATCAATGCATTTAATAAAGGCAAGGAAAGGACAATCATTGTGAGGCAAGACCTCATGAGAGAGTTGAAAAGATATGCAAGGGAGCAGGGCATCAAGGAGGGATTCCTCTTTCCAAGTGCCTTTGTTGAGGGAAAGATGGTTCATCCATCTACTATCTGGAGACAGATGAAAGCAGTTGCAGGACAGGCAAGGGTCAGAAAGAGCAAGGTTCATGCTCATTCATTCAGACACTTATTTGCACAGGTATTCCTCAACACCTATTCCAACAACATCACAGAACTTGCAGACATCCTTGGACATAATTCCTTGGACACAACAAGACTCTACACAAGGACAAGTGATGCACAAAAGAGAGAAAAATTGGAGCACATGAAGTTTGAAAATGATGAAAAATGAGGGTCGATTTTTTCAAAAAGTATTTTTCAAGAAAAAAGAGACTCAAACCCTTGTGAAATCAAGGCAAGGGCGGTCAAGGTTAGGTGCAATATAATATTACGGTTATATTGCGGACAGGAAAGGGATTCATGAAAGGATTTAATTATGGATTTAAGACAATGTGCTTTTTGCGAAAAAGAAGTTGACAGGAGTGAAATGCAATTCACTCATGACTGTCATGGGATTCCATTCAGACTTGTTTGTCTGGATTGTTATGACAAGCTGATGGAAAAGGGATATGACGGAGAATATTACACAGAACTAGATGAGTGTATTGATGAGGATTATTAGAAAGGAGAGATGATGACTGAAAAATTAAAACAAATTATTGCCAAGGCAGAACACAAAGACTCTGGAACATTTAATGAGTTTTTGATTGTTCCAACAGGTGAAAAATATGATGGATTTTGGGGTGTGAATGGATTTGACCAAATGATTCTACTTGCAAAGAAAAGAGTTGAAAATGAATGGTGCATCTTGACCAATTATTCTGATTCATTTCATTTAATCAAAATTCACTCTGTCAATTTTGATATTCCATCAGATTTGAATTGTGTGAGGGTATTTTTAGATGAGTCAATTGAAATTCATGGAGTTGCATCATCAGTGATTGCATATGGAAAGGAGAAATAAAATGGGAGAATTAACACTTGCATTGAAAGAAAGACTTAGAATTTCAAAAATCTATGTTCAATGGTGCAAAGACAAAAGAATTGATGTGATGCCATCAACATTCCTTGCATGGTTAGAGATTCAAGGCTATTTGAATGCAGACAAAGTCAGAGAGGACTTGGCAAAAGAGAAAGAGGAATTGAAAGAGGAGGAAAATGAAAATGAATTTTGAAAAATTTCAAAAGATGGTGGGCAATCAACCTGCAAAGATTGAGGCACAAACAGACAAAAAAGGTGAGGGAACAATCTTGCTTGAGGGCAGAGGTCTTGAACTGATGGCATTATCAATGCAAATTGCACAGGATGTGATAGAAAAGACACACACTGATGTTGAGAATTATTGTGGAATGCTCAAAGAGGGAATCAGTGGCAAAAATGATGATTCAAAAGCAGATGAGGAATCAAAAGAGGAATCCAAATCAATCACAAAGGAGCAGTTCAAGGAGGCTTGGAAAAAAGTCATGGATGATTTATTAGATGATAAGGATTTAGATGCTACAAAAGTATTGTTGTTTTCAATGGTTTCCACAAAATGTGCAAATGATATGTGTGAATACTTATTTGGTGAGGGGTTTAAAGATGAATAATGCAGATACAACAATTGAGAGTTTGATTGAAAGCCTCAACAAATTTGAGGCAGACAAAGTCAAGTATTCCTTTGATATTGAAAAGGATGGAGAAAAATATGTCTTTAGTTACTCATTAAAAAGAGCAGAGGAGGATGAGGATGAATAAAGTCGTTTTATTGGGGAGGCTCACAAGAGATCCAGAGATTAGATATTCAGCAGGAGCAGAATCAAAGGCAGTTTCCAAGTTTTCTCTTGCAGTTGATAGAGCCTATAAAAAGGATGGAGAGCAGAGTGCAGATTTCATCAATTGTGTTGCCTTTGGAAAGTCTGCTGAATTTGCTGAGAAGTATTTCCGAAAAGGACAAAAGATTCTTGTTGAGGGCAGATGGCAGACAGGCTCATACACAGACAAAAGTGGTCACAAGGTCTACACCAATGATTGCATAATTGAGAAATTTGATTTTGCAGATTCAAAGAAAGAGGGAAATCCTGCTCCTGATCCACAGACAGATGCAGATGGATTCATGAACATTCCAGATGGCATTGATGAGGAATTGCCTTTCAATTAAAGACATGGGGAGGAACTAATGAGAAAAATTAAATTGCTGAGTTTGTTCAGTGGCATTGGAGCATTTGAAAAAGCACTTGAAAAAATGGATGTGCCTTTTGAAGTGGTCAATTATTGTGAAATTGACAAATATGCAAGCAAAGCATTTTCACTGATTCATAACCTTGATGAAAATATGAATCTTAAAGATGTGTCCAGGATCCAAACTCCACAGCTGCCTAATGACATTGATGTCATCACATATGGTTTTCCATGCCAAGACATTTCTAATTGTGGCAAACAAAAAGGGTTCACTGATGACAATGGAGATTTGACTAGATCAGGTCTGTTCTTTGAGGCATTAAGAATCATTGAGGATGTCAAGCCAAAGATTGCTATTGCAGAGAATGTGAGGGCATTGACATCAAATAAATTTAAAGCAGAGTTCAAGATTGTTTTAGACAGTTTGAATGATGCAGGATATAAGAATTATTGGTCAGTGCTCAACTCTCAAGACTATGGAATCCCTCAGAACAGAGAGAGAGTGTTTATCATTTCAATCAGAGAGGACATTGACCATGGATTCACATTTCCAGATAAGCAAGAATTGAAATTGAGACTGAGAGATTTGTTAGAGGACAATGTGGATGAAAAATATTATCCAAGTGAGGAGACCTTGAAATATATTCTCTCAGCAGGAACAAAGAATTTTTATTATGAGCCAGAAATTGATTTAGATATTGCAAGACCATTGACCAACACC